CTTTCGATAGCTGCTATGGTTGTCTCGCCCTTGCAGAACTGGTGTGCTTCGTCAACCATCAATACCTCAGTATCTTGTAGGTGTGTATCAACAATACGCTCAATACTTTGAACTGTTGAAAGCATTACCTGACCGGGAAGATAGCCCTCTCCTGAGTTATAACCCAGATTCTTTATACCGCACCTCTTAAAAAATTCATAAGTTTGATTTAAAATTCCTTTCTCTCTGAAAAGAACAACCACTTTTGGATTGTCTCCCCATTGAAGTGCAGCTATGCATCCTGCCATGATTAGAGTTTTACCTGAGCCTGTTGGACTATCAATAATCGCCCTTCTTCTTTTGAGACACTGATCGATAGCCTTTTCTTGATATTCTCGATACTTGAAGTTTCCGGCTTCAGGTATGAAAAAGGGTTCTGATTCGAGCTTATTTTCCCATTCGATATCAGTTACTCCGATATTAGTTAGATCTTTTAAAATACGAGTAAGAAGTCCTGTCCTAAACTTACCACTAGTTGCGAAGTATCTCTTCTTACCGTCCCATCGTCTTTTTTTATAGGCCGGTGAGTATTCATGGCCTGGGACTGGGAATGAATACTTTTCTTTTAAA